ACTATATCTTCCATGTATACCTCCTCCAGCGGAGGCAGTTCTTCAAACATTTCTAGTGGTGGTAGTTCATCAAAGAACTCTACTTTAGAATCATTCCAATCTAGAGTTTCAACCATAACAATATCTTCTGGAATAAACTCTTCCACGACAATGTCTTCGTAATAGTCAGGTTCGAAATAGTCATCTTCAAAAAAAAATTCATCCATCGGGATTATTTCAAAGTTATCTTCTATCTCTATTTCTTCTTCAAATACATCATTGAATGAGTATTCAATCTCTATTGGTACGTAGTCAAAGTAGTCTGTCTGGACAAGTTCTTCCGGCATTACAAAGTCTGCGATGACTGTATCTATATTTTCTATAGCTTCTTGCACGTCTTCTATTTGTTCTTGGCCTGGACATGTTGGTGGTGACTGTTGCCAGCAGTATGTTATCTCACTTATAGTTGTGCTAGACAATGCCGTATAGTCTATTATTAACGTTGGGTCCGTCACATCTACGCCCGCATGGCCTGAGTTATAGTTTTTATTTCCGATAATATTAAAATCAAAACGTAGTGTAAGTGTGCCGTGTGTCATATTAGGATCTGCACCTACAACTAACTGGTTGCCATACGGATTAAACTCATAGTTGTGGTTTGTTGTATCTTGAAATGTTGTAGACTGTGTTGTTGTATCTACACCATTACTAATGGTTTGAGTCATAGTAAATTCTGACTCTACTGGGTTCCACCATCTGACCTGTGCACCGAAGTTAGATGTAAAACCTTGTTGCATTTCTTCTACACTTACATAATCTTCAGAGTTTATGGTTGTCTCTGCATACTTACCATGTTTACCGGTTAAATAGATATTCTCTGTGATATCTGAGCTGTCTGGAAACATATCGCCCACCCAGCTGCCATCAATCCAGTTTTGTGAAATCAGATTGTTCGTAGTTACGGGATTACCACTTGTGATCGTTGTCACTGTTGTAAAATCGCCTTCGTTGGGCGTGTCGGGGATGATGACTACGTCGTTTGCGTTACTCGTTACCGAGCTTAACAGGATTGCCGTTGCCATCAGTAATAATTTGCGCATTAGGATTAGCCTCTAGTTCTTGTTCGTTTGCAATCTTGTTGTCAACTCTTTGCATATATCTTAGAGCCTTAGTATACTCTTCATAGTCTGGTCTTTGCTGTTCGTATTTTTTCCACTCGTCTTCGGCTTCAGCTCCAATTTTACCAAAAAATGGGCATGGAGTTCCCGCGTGTATCATGCTTTGGAAGACGCGGCTATCTTGACAAAGTATGGCGACTGCTGAAACTTTCATGTTAAAGTCAAACAAAAGTTTAGCTAACTTCATACGCTCACAATTCATATCACGTTTTGTAATACCTATGCTTCCGCCTATTAATGGTTTTTGTATTCCTATACCAA